TGTTCTGGCCTGTTATAAACTCAAAAGTAACGTTAAATCCACCTGCATAATAGGTTCTTTGAACACTTTGAACAGCATTGTTAATTAATAGACTAAAAGCACCTATATTCTCACCAGATGCTACAGAACGCTCTAATATAGCCGTTTTGTTCATTGGGACCGTATATTGTCCAATTGTAGTAGTAGACCCTGAAACAACTGAGGCGGCTGTTCCAAAGACGTTTATGACAGTATCATTAGGGTTTGTGGAAGGAGTTACGTTGACATTTATGGACCCATCTGGATTGGGCTCAATTATATTGCCATTAGTGCCTATAACCTCAACTTCACCAATAATAACACTGCCAGGCTCTAATTTTACGTTAATAGAACCGTCTGCATTTACAACTAGAGGATCATGGGTAGTCTGATCAACTATAGATACATCACCAATAGCAATAGTACCATCAAATATAATAGGATAAGGATTAGTAGGGGAATATGGATTGCCATATTGATCTACTGCGGTAGTGTTTATGGAACATAGTGGTTCTTGATTATAGACCGCCTGAATGATGTCTGCAGGTGATATGGTGACTCTAGGCTGTTGATCTTGATAAATGAAGGCCCCAGCTGCCAATGTGTACAAAGATAGGTTTACATTAGTATTGCCAATTGGAGTACCCAGAACGCCTACTAGCATTTGGGTAGCCGAAAGGACTCTTTTAACTTGTAATGTTAGATTGGGTTGGCCAGCAGCTGATATGACAACTTGGGCCTTTACTTTAAAACCCTGCGTGTCTATGATGGAAATTAGACCGTTTGTGCTGCCATCAGCTGTAAAAAGTGTAGGCGCGACCGCAGCCCATTGTTTTTCAAACATGGTAAATTCCCTAAAGTCACACCCATTGCGTGACTATTAAAGATTGCCTGTTTTGGTTAGTATTATATAACTTATTGATTTTAATAACAAAAAAGCCCTGACATTTCTATCAAGGCTTCTTATTTTGTACTTAATTTTCTAAAAACTATCCAGGAAGATCGGCAGCATCCGATTCGTCACTATCGCCTGACTCATCGTATCCACGAATTCCTTTATAGGAAACTTGGATTTTAGAAGTCTGCTTAGCAGAATAGTTTTCTCCGTTAGTAGTAGGAACCACACCTAAAACAGTAAGTACTTGAGCCCCAGTTTTACGATCAACTACAGATACGGTCATAGACTGAAAGTTCATCAAATCAGCAAGCTTTGGTACTGCTGGAAGTATATGAACCCCATTACCAACTATACGAAAACCTGTACAATTCAAGGTTACTACTTCCTGAGAAGTAATAGCTATTTCTCTAGCAGCAGTAGCTCCTAGAATGAAAATATCTTCAGTTCCGATTGCTGAAGTATAATTACAGCTATCGAATACTCCGCAAAGAACGCCATTTACGTATACTTTTGCTCGGTTGCCAGTTAATGTTTTTGACATTTATATTCTCCTTAAAAACTTTTTATTAAGCGGATTCATTTCCTACAGTGTCTATCGATATATTCAATGGAATGAAGTAGATGGCGCTTGCGATAATAATTTCAACAGAAACATACAAAGCTGGTGCTTGAATATTAATGTTAAGATTTTTATATCCCAATGGCGAAATAGTAGTACCAACAATGGCTTTTTGCGTTTTATAGCCAGCCATTTTTTGAGCAATAAATGCCCCTACTACAGCTTCAGTTACATCAGCAAAAGATTTACCAACAAATTGTACTTGCAACGAATTAGTGAGATCAAGCGCAATAACATCGCTAAGATAGACTGCTTGAATGCTATTAAATACTACGTTATTATCAAAGCCGTAAGTCGTCTGATCGCTTACAAAGTAATTACGAGTAGTATCTTGAGCAAGAGGCAATAGGCCAGCTTCCAAAGCATCTTCTACGTCACCAGGAGATCCAGAATCGTATCCAGATGGGTCCATGAAGCTTGTAAGATTTGCAGCTTTATTGCAAATAGATTTATAGAAACCTGCAGCTTGCATTCCAGAAGCAATTACGGATACAATCCATGGTTGGAATACTACGATATTACCTTGAGAGTTAACTTGCGAAGCTTGTTGCATCGCCATGCTAATTCTATAGTTACCCATAGTTTGAGCTTTTTGTTTAGCAGCAGCATATGTTCCCATATAAGAAAGGAAACCAATACGATGACGTTTTAGTTTAGGAGTGCTGTACTCAAGAACATGGTTTTTAACCAATGCATGGATTGCATCGATAGTATAAGTAGATCCAGAATCAGTTACGCCTAATGCTATATCAAGAGAAGCATCTTGAGAAAACAAAGGAACAACCATATTCACATTAATACCAGCACATTGATCAACTGCATTAACAATATCCACTGCGAGAGTAGCGCCGCGAGCACCACCTGCCAAATAAGCAGAATTAGGCATTGCACTAGGAAGACCGCCATTAGCAGTAGGAGTAAATACTAGAACAGAAGCATTCGTAGCATTTTGAAAATTATACAAAGCATCTTTTACTCGTCCAGGTTGAACTCCAACTTCACTAGAAGCAAAAGGCAATGCAGACTGAGCATCCAATGTAGATGGAGCTTGTTGTTGAGAAGCAGGAATAACAGTAGCGGAATATCCTACTTGAGAATTGATATAACTCACTAGATCGGAAAGAGTTTTATATTGACTCATTACGATAGAAAGATCGCCACCAGATCCGCCTGTAACTACAGTGGTTAGCATTCCAGTGCTTTGATTAATGGTTAAAAGAGCAGTTGTACCTTGATAACCAATGGTCATTGCAATAGCAGCGTTAGCATTTTCAAGTTGGTTGATTCCAGTTAGAGAATTGGAAATTTGAATTTCAACAGAAGGTTCTTGTGAAGAAACTTCTAGGCCAACTGGAAGTTCAAGAGCGGCTAAGTCTCCAGGAGTACTATCAATAAGTTCGAAACTCTTACCGTAAGGTTTACGGTTAGCAGCGGCGTCTGCGGTTACAGTCAAAACGATAGTTCCAGAAAGGGAACCAGCAGAAGCTACGATTCCAGCAGGAAGTTGAGCATTAAGCTCAACAGCCAACGTAGCAGCACTGTTATGGTCAGCAGGAGTAGCACTCAAAGTAATAACAGTAGCAGCACTACCATTCAAGCGAATGGAAAAAGTCAATCCATTCAAAGGAGCGCCAAAAGCAGGAATTACGCCACTAGTAATCGTAGGAGCAACTTCAACGGCAGTAGAAGTAATTTGGTAATTATAGCTATTACCTCTTACGCCAAAATTACTGTCTTTAATAACAGCATAGTTACTATCAATTGTAGCGGAAGCAGCAGAGCTTGTATTAGTTTTTGCAATGTAAATGCGGTTAGCAGATCCAACGATATCAGTATCAGCAGATGGATTAGCATAAGCGCGGAATGCATCTACGATTGGACCGCTGATGTACAATTGCGTTACCATATCTACTTGATCTGGTGTAAAAGAAGAATCAATTAGATCTTGAGAATAAATACTTGGTCCACCATCAGCTTCACCGATAATTACGATGTTACCATCTACGGCAATACCGACTGGAGTACTTTGTACTTGAATAGAAGGATAAGCGCCTGGGATAATAAGCGTACCTTGTTGTGCAGTAGTAATCGTTTGAGACATTTTGACTCCTTATTAACTAATTTTCTTAAGGCCGAAATGTGAAATTCCAGCTGTAAATTTTTCTGGTGAATCCATTTTAATAGCTTTCAAATGAACCCAAAGAACGCTTTCTAGACTTTTTTCTTTGCCATAGGATGCTTTTTCTTTAGCCCAAAACAATCGGAAAGCTTCTTTATTATCAGATTCAGAGCTTTTCTTAGGAATAGAAGCATGTTTTGCAGCACGAAGAGCTTTAGCTTCTTCTACTGACATTTCTACAACTTCCTGTTTTTGTTCTTTTTTACCCATAATTATACCAATTTTTTGTCAGGCACTCCGGCAATAGAATCTACTTTTTGTGTAGGTTCGCTATTTCCGCTATCTGGCATAACTTTTGCAGAACGTTTGCCTTCCATATGGCCTAGAAACTTAGCAAGCTTAACATCTTCACCCATATAAGTAGGTTTATCGCCTTCTACTTTTTCTTTAGTTTCTGGGTCTGCTTTTCCAAAAGGTGAGCCAATTTGAGAGTTAATGGTTTGACCGCCAGAACTATCTTGTGGAGGCTGAACTTCATCTTTGTTCATTTTAGCTTTAATAGAACCATCAATTTTATCGGCAGATTCTTTGGAATAACCTTCATGTTCAAGCTTAGAATGAAGTTTGGCCCAGCCAATATGCTTTCCTTCTTTTTCTGCTTTTGTAAGAAGTTCTTCGAATTTCTTTAAAACAGCAATTCCAGCTTCTTTTGGACTGATTTTCTTATCATCGGCCATCTTAAACCTCGCGTTACTATCTTAAAGATTGCGTTTTGCAGACTATTAATGAATCAAATACTTGATTTTATTAAGTTTATTTACTTGAAACTTTATTTTTCTTGCTAATCCTGTTATCCATAAAACTCTTAAGTTTTCCAACACCTTTGTCTGGAGAACTAGATTTTGCCATATCGCCAGGACTTTTGGCTTTTGGTGATTTAACGGTGGCTTGAGCACCTACGGCATTTGGTCTAACCGAATTATTCCCCAACAAGGAAGGAGGAGCCCCAGGAACTGGAGTTAATTGGGGCTGAGCAGGTTTTGGTAAACTTCCAAGCTTTAACTTAATAGGATTCATATAGTTAGTAAAGATTGCAGGATATATGATAACTAACGATTTATCTTGACTTTTGGCATAAATAACGGTAATCTTTAGTTATAAGGTCTCTTTTTCTTTGATCAGAGAAGTTGGCCTAAAAAACTAACTAAAGAAAGGGAGACCTTATGTCTACTAAAAATTGTACTAATCCAAATTGTAAACAACAAAATCCACAATTGCTTAATGCGTTTGCTAAAAATAGTGCGGCTCCCGATGGTCTTCAATGGTGGTGCAAAAACTGTCAAAAAGAACATCGGCAAAGTCCTATAGCGATACAGGCAGAAAAAGAACGTTCAAAAACTCCAAAAAGAAAAGAAGCTCTTAAAAAATGGAGACAAACTCCTGAAGCTATAAAACGTAGAAAAGAACTAGCCAATACTCCTGAATACAAAGAAGTAGCCAAGAAACGTAGGGAAATGCCTGAAGTAAAACAAACAACCCTGGAACGACAAAAAAGACCTGAATCCAAAAAACAACAAAGAGGTGGACGATTAAAAAAGTTTTGGCCAGGAAGTACTTGGCAAGAGGCTTTAAATAATTTTGATAAATTGTTTTCTGAACAAAATGGCTGCTGTGCTATTTGTAATAAACATCAATCTGAATTGAAGAAATCTTTAGAAGTAGACCATGATCACAAAACAGGCGAAGTTAGAGGACTACTTTGCGATATTCACAATAAAGCTCTTGGATTATTCCAAGACAGCATTGAATTAATGGAAAATGCTAAAAAGTATTTAATCAAAAAATATTAAGGATCTTCATCCTCAATAGGTTCCCAAAGATCATTTTCTTGCTCTGCCACTGTTTCAGGATTGGTATTACTTGCAATTTTAATACCTCCAATAAAACCAGAAGTTGGAGCAGGACACTCATTATTAGGATTAGTATCTTTAAATTCAGCATCTTCTAAAATTCTATGAGGCGCTTTAATAAATGTTTGCTGCACTTTACCTTTTATACTAATAGTACGCTCCCAAGCAACTTGACCAGAATCTGTCATATTTGCATTTTGCGTTAATGGACCAGAGTCAAATAAACTTTCTTCTAATCCTAATGCTTCAAGTAAACCCTCTTTATATCTCAATAAACCATACAAAACGATATCGTGAAGATAAATTGCCTGTTGAGCATCCGAACCACCAGTACAAATAACTTGATAATTGGCATTTTGCCAAATATGTTCTACCTGCGCTTCATAGTATTGGTATTTGGGAACTATCGCTACAGTGCCTGAGCCAATGTCAATTCCACTTTGGATAAGTATGATGTCATTCATTATTTCTTCAATAATGAAACCCATACCAGTTGTAGTATTTACCAATATTTGACCTGATACGACTTTTTCAAAATTCTTTAATCCATCTGGAACTTCTACAGTACCAGTACTCATATCAAAAGCAGCAGGAGTAAAAGGCTTAACAATGAAAGGAATTGGTTTATCGATATAATTAGGCAATAACATTTTAGTATATGGGGAAGCATCGCCCATAGTACTCATAGCAGGATCTTGAGGTTGTGGACCAATAACAATTGAAATTCTTGGTAGTTCTGGACGATCTTCTACATAGCCCATTTCAATTAGTATTTTATTATTAAGAAACCAGTCTTTAGCATTTTGGATTTGCGTTTGATATTTCTTCTTTAGATATACATTAGTAGAAAAGTTAGAAAAAATATCATCTAAAAGCCAAACGTTTTTACG